AAGCTTGGCGCAATCCAAACAAGGAGCGTGAGTAACAAACAATACAGCACCATTAGAAGAAGCGCCATTTTTAGCCAACTTTGCAATTGCATTTGTTTCAGCATGAAGTACCTCAGGTTTGGTTGTCAACTTATATCTTTTCCAAATATTGGATTCTTTTGGAAGTTGTTGTTCTTGATATGGCCATGAATGTTCAATTTCTTCTGGGCTGAGCCAACCACCAGCTTCTTGGTCCATATACTCTTTATCTTCACAGTTGTTGTCCCAACCAGAAGGAGTACCATTATAACCAATTGAAATAATGCGATCATCTTTTACAACAATCGCGCCAACATGCAGTCTACGAGCCGAGGACAGTTCTGCGAACACCTCGGCCGTTTTCATATATGCATTAATAAATTTTTCTTTCATTTCACATCCTAAATAATTATATGATTGATCCTGTAACAATCGGCATCGCTTTTAGTGTGGCTCAATCGTCAGTTAATAATATCAAAAAAGCAATGGCTCTAGGTAAAGATATTCATTCTTTAACCGGTGAGTTTATAAAATTTTTCAATTCATCCGATACGGTACATTCAGCTTCAGTTAAACTGAAAGCAAAAAATGTTGGTAAAAGTGACAGTGAATTAGGTGCTGTAGCTTTAGAACTTGCAATGAATTCGAAAAGACTCAGAGATGCCGAAAAAGAACTTAAAGAACTGTTGATATACAGTGGCAACGGAGATGTTTGGGAAGACATGCTCCGCGAACGAACACGCCTAATCAAAGAGAGAAATGCTGCTGAAAGGGAAATGATAAAAGCAAAAGCCAAACAAAGAGAACAAATGGCAGAAGATTTTTTAACCATAGTTGTTTCTTTGATTGGATTGTTTATTTTAATTGCCTTTATTAACTTTATGTGGCTAATCTTTACAAAAACTTAAGGAACTTCGTATTCATCTAGATTGTTCTGCCAGAATTTTATAACCTTTACCTGTAGGATGAATTCCATCAGTACTCATATGATCTTTAGGTCTAGGTAAAACAAAATCACCATATTCTTTTGCAATTTTTTCGATTGCAGTTTGAGGTACAGGCTTGCGTTCCATACCTGGACTAATCCAAAAAACTCTATCCGCTTTAATGTTTTGACGCATTTTGCGGAGTTCTTGCTCAGTTTTTACGCCTGCATGGTCATTAGCACCCAAACTAATAATCACTGTCTTATAAGATTTACTTGATGCCATAGAAAGATAATCTCTATTCCACTGCCAAGTATTCCAACCACCACGCGAATAACTAACACATTCTGGTCGGTACATTGCTGTACCAACCGCAATGCTATCACCAATAACCATGCAGTCCATAAATTACTCCATCAAAACATAATCTTCTTTAGAAACACCACACTCGGGACAATTAACTGAATCTGGTAGACTCAAATAATCTGCTTCAGACAATGTGTGACCACAAACGATACAAACATATACTTTCTCACTCATTATAGTTCTCCTAGTTTTTGTTGATATGCTTCTGCGTGGCGTTTCTCGACCTTAGCAAGTGCAGCGAAACGTTTCTCTGCCAATTCAAGAACCTTTTTAAATTGTTCGGCGTGTTCTTTAGATTCTTCAATTTGTACTTTTGCTTCCATTGAGGCGGTAAGATCACCTTCAAGTTCAGCTGCACGTTGAAAATCTGGATACATTGTGGTGAATTCATACGTTTCACCTTCAATTGCTTTCTCCAAACATTCTTTAGTGGAAGGCTTACCAATCAACAACTCAAGGTGACCCCATGCATGTAGAAGTTCTTGGTCTGCGGTATGCCAAAAATGTTTAGCAATGTCCTCAAAACCTTCATCTTGGGCAATCTTGGCGAAATAGCGATATTTAATATGTGCCATTGACTCACCAGCCAATGCACTCTCTAAGTTTTTTATTGTGGTAGACATGTTTTTCCTTTTTTAAAATGGTGCGCCCGAAGGGACTTGAACCCCTAACCAACGGATTATGAGTCCGCTGCTCTAACCATTGAGCTACAGGCGCAAATATTATTTGATATATTCTACGCTATCTTTACGCAACCAATGGATTAGTTGTGTTTGATTACCTGCTGGAAGACGTTTATTCACGGCAATAAATTCCACACCATCAATTTCCTTTGATGGCCAATCAGAGAACGTGTAGAACTCCTCATTTGAGATTTTCACACGGACTTTTTTGAGAATAGATTTTTTTTGCGTTTTCATAATAAAATTATATAATAAAGTGAAGGGCCTGTCAAGCCCTCCATTTGGTTTTGGTATTAACTACCTTTTATACCTGGTCCAGATTTATATTTTTTAAGATTTTGAATTGCTTCCAAAAAAGCTTCGAATAATTTTCTAATCATTTTATTCTTTACTTTTCACGGAAATTTTCTTGACCATGTCTTGTGTTTTGACTAGGTTTTCCAACCAAATCTTTAACATGCCATTGGCAAGTTCTGCATTTTCAATTTCAATTTTGTCTGCAATTTTGAATTCATGTGTGAAATTGCGTGTAGCAATACCTTTGTGTAGGAACGTGCCTTCTTCTGGTGCGCTGTCTTGAGCTGCACCTTTAATGACCAATTTGTTACCTTCTAAAGTAACCTCAATATCAGATTTAGAAAAACCTGCAACCGCCACCTCGATAACCCATTTGTTATCTTTGATCTGGCGAATATTGTATGGAGGATAAGTGGGAAGTTTGGTCATGGATTTGGCCATTTCTTGCAGGTCATCGAACATTTTTTCGTAACCAACAGCGAAAGGGTCAAATTTGTGGAAGTCGAAAAGATTTGAGGCATAGTTTGTCATATAGTTCTCCTATTAAGCGAGTACAAAAAATTGCAACCCCGAAGGCATTGCGGTTAATCCAGCTTACCTTATACTGGTCTGAACTTTCGTGTCAGAGGTGTAATTACACGGACGCCTTTTACCGTAGCGACAAACAGGCCCTAAGGTGGGCAGAATTGGCACCTGTGGTTCTTTTACTACCCTTCACAGGCATGGTAGTTTCCCATCCCGATGGGACTAGGATTATACAATTATTTATATTGGATGTCAAGAATTATTTGAACGTTTACCGATATTGTATTTCGGTACCAGTTGCCACTCATCTTTTTCTTTATGTGAAATGATCTTCACCTGAGAAAGGAAGATAGGTTCTGGAGTTTTTGTTTGCTCTTTGTTGACAATTTTTAAAAGACCCCAATCTTCCAACAAGTTAACAATCGCATTTCTGCGAGATAGGTCATTGTCGGTAATATCGGTTTCTTTTCCGTCTAGAGCAAACAATTCTTTGAAATGTACCACATAGTACTGCCCACGTTTGTGCAGAATGTGGCAAGATTGATAAAGAGTTTTGTCTTTTTTAGATGCAACACCGATACGGGTAAGTGTTTCACGCACCTTTAGAAAATCATCTTTTTCTTTTAAAGTTACTTCTACCAAATTCTTAACGTCATTCATTTCACCCACCCTTATCTGTTTTTATTCTTATTTCAGAGATTTGTTCATCGGTGAGAATACGCAAAGCCTCTTTGGCTTTTTGATTCGAATATCCAAAGTAGGTTTTTACGCAATCAATATTCTCATCTTTTTTAGACTTTTGCCACGGAGCGAACTTGCGCTTCATGGGTCTAATGTTATTTAGAAAATACTGGTATTGCATGTCTTTGTCGATACCTGGCCAAAGATTCATTTCACTTGCATACAGTACGCAATCTAGATGATATGACAAAGACCGATTAACAATAAAGGGTGCGTAATCCTTGAAATCCAGTTCATCTTCTGCCTTCTTCTTTTGAAGAATCAGATCCACATAATCGAACGGACTCATTTGAACTGACACTCAACCATGATTTCAGTCAGACATGCGATCAGGTTAATCTCATGGTCTGCAACAAATGCGGCTTGATATTGATATTTCGCCAGAATCACAACCATCTGTGGCACAGAGTTTGCTTCTAGAACACCATACAAACCATCATAGATGTTTCTGAAAATGCGTGTCGGATCATTGTCCAGGTTGTTTGTGACCCACTTACGGCACGATGCAAAGTCTTTGTCTTTGAGTGCGGTGATAAGTTCAGTAATACGAATTTCAGAAACTGATGCCAGAATACCTTTATCGATAGTACCGCCAGCAGCATATCTCTGAAGTTCGTTCAGAATTCTACGATTGTCTGGAAAGTGTTTAGTGATAACGGATGCAACAACTTCTTTTTCGTAAGTGATATCTTCAGTCTGAAGGATATTTTCAACACGTTTAAAGAATTGTGCAGCCATCTTGGCTTTGCTGCCATTGGCTTTAAAGTCGATTACTGTGCAACGAGAATGAATAGGATCGATAATCCGATTCTTGTAATTGCAAGTAAAGATAAACGAGCAGTTAGAAGCAAACTCTTCGATTGCACCACGCAGCGCAGGTTGCGTTGAATTTGGATTTAGATAGTCCGCTTCGTCTAGAATAACAACTTTGCGTCCACCAGATAAGGACATTGAGGACGCATAGTTCTTGATTTTGTTCCGCAGAACATCGATACCAGACTCATCAGAACCGTTGATGATGATGTAATCACATCCAATCTCTTCACAGAGGGCTCTTGCAACGGTGGTTTTACCGACACCTGCGGTGCCTGACAAAAGAAGGTTGGGAATCTTCTTCTGATTTACAAAGTCCTGAAATGTCTTTTTGAGTGCATCAGGAAGAATACATTCCTCGATGGTCTTAGGACGATACTTCTCCACCCACAACATGTGTTCGTTCATTCAAATTCTCCATAATATAAAATAACATTGTATCAGATTTTACGCCAGGTGTCATTCTCTTTGACGTAAAGTTTACCATCAGGACCTGGTACAATATTCACAGAAACATGTTTCTCTGTTCCGGGTTTGTAATTTGGTCCTGTGCCAACAAAAAAATAGTTTCCATAACTACTCTGTTGTGGTGGTAATTCTTCACCATATGTTGCTTTAAGTTGCAACACAGGTTTCTTTTCAAGAATTGTTTCCAACTCTTTGGTTGGCAACTCATCTTGTTTGTAAACAATACGTTCTTTGACTTCTCTATAACCTGCAACACCAGCCAAAAAAAGGCCTGTTAATCCCAGGCCTTTTGCAAAATTTCTTCTGCTTGCCGGATTCATTTTACATCCAACATCGATTCAAAAAGGGCTTCAAACTCTTTAGATTCGGCAACCTCTGTGTGGAAAGATTGTTTGAACTGGGTTTTTGCCATGCGTTTAACAATCTTTTTAGGAACTTTCAACTCATCATTGGCAGCATCAACGATATCTTTGATTGCCTCGTTATTCGATTGATTGCGGTTCATGTGTAGAACCATCTCATCAACATAACCTTTCAATTTTTTAAGTTGTTCTTCATCATAAGAACCAAATAGTGTATTCACTTTAGTCATTTGTTAAGTTCTCCATTAATCAATCCAACAACATCCAACATCATTTGTTCTAGAGCAACAGTGCCTGTGATCAAGTTGACGACAGTGTTTCCCGGAACTTCTTCCATATTTGGAGATTCCAATACAGCAATAACATGTTCAGGATTAATTGCAATTGGTTTTTTAGACATTGCATCGGTAAAATAAATCAACATATTATTCTCCAAATTTAGATTCTTTGGCTTCGATGGCAATCCAATATTGCAGATCACCCTTTTCATTCTTGAATGAAGCAAGCCCCTGTGACGAGACTTCAACAGTGTAAGTGCCAGGAATCATCTTAAAGTTTTCAGCAAGAAAAACTGCCTTAAAAACTTTTTCATTATTAATCTCGCCGATTTCGATTGTGTTCGTGTGTGCAGAATCATCCTTGGCATCGAATGTCGAAACGACAACTTTAGAACCATCAGATTGAAATGCAATGTGTGACGATCCAAGAACGGCAGCATTCTTCAATGCCTGAGCCAAATCTTCATCTTTCAACACAAACTCACCATCGACTGTTGGTAGTTTCAGTTCTTTATCTGGAGGAGAAACGATCATCGTCTTTACAGTAGTACGATATTTTGTTTTGCTGCGACCAGATTTAAAGATCACGTGTTGTGTGTCGAAATCCAATTCAGTATCTTTGTTCAGAGAGAACACCGACAAAAATTGATTCAGATCATAGATGCAAAAGTCTTGTGGGAACTCATCAGGTAAGGTTGCTTTTGCAAGAACCGTTTTAGTTGACGAA